TTTAAGCAGTGCAGCCGCCGCTGACAGCATCGCTTGGCGTTGCATCGCTTGGCGCTGTGCTTCGCTCAAGTAGTCATTGAGGCCACCATCCATGCCGCCAAAGAGTAAGCCACCAAAGTCCATTGGGGAGCGCGTTGATGGCTGAATGTTGGAGCCATAGTCAGCCCCGCCAATAGAGTTATATAAGTCTGCGAATGTTGCCATTTTTTACCTCAACCAAGTAGTCCTTGAATACCATACATCTTCAACAATTCTTCATAGCTTAGATTACTTCCAGCAGGAATTTGCATTGTTGGCATCTCTTGCACTTTTGGCTGTCCCTCTTCAAGCAAAGACATAGCCATCATTGGATTCATCTGTGGCGTTGATGCGCTTGAGACATCACCAAATGACGCTGGTGGCTTGATGCCAAGCCCATCGCCATATGACTCTTTAGGCATACGCATACCTTGTCCATCACCATAATCAGGCGATGGCATACGCAAACTAGGCTGCCCTGCCTGATTGCGTTTGAGTAAGTAGTCTATGTAGTTCATCCCAGTAATCCAATACCAGCACCAATGGCAGCGCCAACTGGCCCACCTAATTGATAACCAGCAGCCGCACCACCTAAAGCGCCAGCAGCTTGATTTCGATATGTTGGTTGAGTAGTTGTACCGCCAGTATTGGCAGGCTGACCAGTTAACGCGCTTTGGACAACGCCAAGTCTTTGCAAACCAATATTGCGAGCTGCATCAAGCCTTGCCTGCTCAAGTTGCTGTCTAGCACTGCCAGCACCCATGACTGTTTGCGCCCCTTGCAGTCCTAAGTTGCGAGCATTCATCGCCAAGCCTGCTGCTTGACCATAGCCAGCCTGACGCATCTGCGCCGCTGTCTTGGCGGCCTGCTGCAATGCCGCCTGATCTGTCAGTGACTGCTGTACGCCGTAGCGTGAACCGCCGAATGCTTTAGCTGCTGTTGCCTGATTTGCCACTTGATTTGCAGCCATTTGGCGTGCCTGCTCAATGTCTCCCAATGTGCCTTGGATGACTTGCTGCTCATAAGGATTCATGAACTCTTGAATGTCAGCGCCAGTAAATGGCTTGAGTCCAAGATTGACAAGCTGCTCTTCACCCTGCTGATACAGAGGATTGAACCCAGCAAACTGCTGTACACCAAGACCAGCGGCAACGCTCTTTGCCTGCTCAAGATTCTTGAGGTACTGCTCTTTGATCTGTGGATCAATGCTGGTTGTTGCTGTTTGGCTGCCGCCGCTGTCTTTGCTCATGTCTTACCCCTTATGCTTTCAAAAGACCTTTGGTCTTCTTGCTTTTCTTGACATCCATCTCTTTGATGGCCTCAACCAATAAACCAACGATATTGCCGTAGTCCACCATACGCATACCATTTGCGTCTTTATGCACTACCTCTGGCAATACATCTTCAACTTGTTGCGCCACCAAGCCAGTACCGCGCTTGCCGTTCATGTCAAATGTGACGCCATCTAGTTTGCGAACCTTACCAATGGCGTTGCCAATTGGCTTGATGTCCTCTTTCATCCGCATATCTGAGTAGGCTGATCCAGCAGAGCTTCCTCCAGCAGAGGATGCACCGCTGCCATTACCTCCACCAACACCACCGCCACTTGATCCACCGCCACCAACACCGCCACCTGTACTGATTCCTGACGATACAGCAACGCCTTTAGCGCCACTACCCATGCCCGCCAAGCCACCGCCAGTAGTGCCAGGCGATGTGCCAAGACCACCAACGCCAGCTCCAACTGCATTGGCTATTGCGGCATTAGCCGTAGTAACAGCATTAGCCACCTGACCTTTATTACCCTTGCTGGCTATGCCTGACATTGGGCTGCCACTACTTTTGCTGACACCGCCGCTTGATGTAGTGCCAGGCGCATCAACCCCCAAGACATTCATCAAAATTTTTACAGGCAAAGGTATTGCCAAGTTAATAAGATTTGGTATTGTCATTGCTTGCACTGCGGCTTGCTCGCCTGGTGTCATCTGAGCAAACGCCGCTTGTGCTGCTGATTGTTGTGCAGCAGCACTAGAACCACCACCGCCGCCAAGTCTTTGCTCTACAGCAGAATTAAACTTCATAATGGCCTGATTCTGAGCTGGCGTGATGTTGTAAATCTCAGGACGATAGCCACCAGTGGCATCAAGCAAACCTTGCGGCACTTGCTCAGTCTGCTGCATCTGCGACATGATCTGCTGATAACGATTTACTGGTGACGCGTCAAGAAGACCACCACCAAATTGAGGTGGCGGCAGATTTGTCCACCCAGTACCCGCGATCAAATCTTCGTATGTCATTTACAAGTCCTTGCTAAGTACAAACCACTTTGGCTTGTATCCCTCATCTCGTAAGAATGTCTTTGCCCAACCTTGTCGGCCAGCTAAAGACACTCGCGTGCAACCCATGCTCTTACCCCATTGCTCGATCAAAGGTCGCATCAATCGGAGTTCATCTAGGTCGCCGCCAGCAAGAAAGAAGTGCAAATTCTTGAGTCGCGGGTAGACAATGATCTCAGTCACCACCACAGAGTCGTCAGCAGGCCACAGTTGAAATCTGCCTTTTTTGAGTCCCTCTGCAATGTCCTCAATTCCATGTGTTCCACCAGAGTATTCTAGTGCCGCCTCCACATGATGGCGCAGCCTCTCCAAATCCTCTTCGTCTGTCAACGCTTACCCATCGCAACAGTGTCAACTCGGTTGACGCCAACACGCCAATCATCCAAAACTGCGCCTGTGTACTTGACTTTTACCTGACGCCCAGCAAACCGCACATCGGTTGGCTGTGACGCTGGATATGGGCCGTGAGTTGTCTCAGTTGATGTCGGGTACATCCTAGACTTGAAGCTGATCTGTACCTCACCCAAAGTCTGCTCATCGGGGATCACCTGACGCACCGACATGATGTTCTCACCAACGCCAATCTCATATGGTCCAGACTCGGCATAGACAGAGCCTGAGTCATAGTCAAAGCCAACCTCATGTTCATAGATGTAGCCGTCAGATGACACCATCAGTGGCTGCAAATAGACACCTCGGTCAGTGCCTGCTGTGCGAGACAGTGAGCCAATGTTCCAATGGCTTTCGCGGTAGTTGTAGATGACATAGGAGTCAACTTCATTGCTGGCGCTTGATGGGTAGAACCACCACACTTCGCCATACTTGCTGTTATGTACAGCGTACACCTTGCTGACTTGGTTGTAGTTCATGTTCTGAAATACATAGTCAGACACATCGCAAGGCAAAGGCTTGACATATCCATCAAACAACCAAAAGCCTGATGTAGACATCCACATGGCGGCAGTGTCGATGGCAGCCACGGCTTGAGAAGAAATCAATCCACAGCCTGATCCAGCCTTTTCAAAGCTGTAGACGTATGGCAAACCAACAAATGTGGCGGTATGGACATCAACATCGGTAAACAGCAAATTGATGCCGCGCACCCTTTTGCCTGCTTTTAATGAGCCAACTGTCTGCAACTCAAAGTCACCCGCCTGATTGGTGGCTGCTGCCGTCCATACAGTATTGTTTTCCTGATCGCACCATTTCACCAGTCTAGGGTTGCTGGACGCACCCAAGGCAAAGACAAAACGCTCGGCGGTGGACATCACAGCCTGACATCCTGTTGGCGCGTTGGTGATGGCCGCTGCCAGCGTTGGCGTTGAGAATCCCAACTGCCACTCATAGAGCTTTCCATCAGCATCAGAGCAGCCAATCAGGTACTCGCCCCAAGTGTCTAAGCTCCAAGTCGTTGCCGGTGTCGCTGTACCAGTATCAGGACGCGCAATGCCATAAGCGTATGTGCCATAGGTGGAGTAGCCATAGCCTGTCTTGATGACAGAACTAGCCTCACCAGCAGTGAATCCTGTTGGCGTGATGTCTTTGAGCGTGCCAGCCTCGTTCATGGCGTAGAGCTTGGAATGCGTACCAGCAGCGATCCATCGATCTCCACTGTTGTCGCGCCAAGTCAATAAAGCTCGGCATGATCCTGTCATTTGACTGTTGGAACGCTTGCGCCAGCCGCCAATCGGTCTGAGAGTGTTCTCAAACCAGCGTACCAAGTTGGCGTCAAACCACCGCCCAGCAGACTGATATTCAGTGCCGTTGCGGTACACGCCTGGTGGAATCTTTAAAGGTATGAGTGCCATAGCTGAATTATGCGGTTTCTGTTGACAGATTGGACACAAAAGAAAGTGTGGCAATAACTGATGGCACTACTGGCCTAGTCGGTGTGCTGCTGGCCGCAAAATGCTCAATACTGACACCAACATCTGATGGCCGCCACATGATCTCCAAATAGTCATTGGCCGCCAAATTTACAAAAAAGTTCAAAGCACCGATCATGTGCGATGGGTCGCCAGCAGACTTTCTTGTAGCAAGTCCAAATCTGCTGTTTGACTTGTCAATGTTTGTGCCGTTCTTGCGAAACCACACATCAACATCTTGCGTGTCATTGGTGGTGTTCTTGAATTGGATACTGAATTGCAAGTTATATAAACCAGCCTGAGACACATTGAGTCTTGATGAATTCGACAATGTCACGCCATTGCTGAAGTCGGTAGTGTCAAAGGTGATGGCGTAGGCCGTTGTCGTATTGGCCGCCACTTGATCTGTGCCATCTTGAAACGCGCCATATACATTGTTGATGTACTTGCCACCACGCTGACCAAACAGCGCCGCAAAGATGGCCGTCAGCTTGATGAAATAAGCATTCAAGCTGCCAAATGAAGTGCCAAAGAATCCTTGGTCATAGGTAGGCGTAGGCGTGCCAAGGTTTGGCTGCGCCGGTGTCGTTATCTGCTGACCAAGGTTAAGCGCCAATTAAGCCACCAAGCCATTCAAATAGGTTGTCTTGCCAGCAACCTTGGTTGCCGTCAATTCTTGCTTCTTGAGGTTGTTGGGGTCATAGCTGACATGAACCCATCCGCTGTCGGGGATGCCTGATGTGTAAAACTCCAAAATCAATTGGGTGTACTCTAGGTTATCCATGATCCACTGCGCCAGCTCCGCATTCGGTACGCCAGGTATCTCAATGTCAGCCGCCATACCCTTGCAGTGGTCTGATGTCTTGCTGCCACCGACAGCAGCATTGGACTCAGGGCTGCGATAAGCAGAATTCACCTTGACACCCTTGCCGTAATGCTCACGCACAGGCTGGAGAACCTTTTCGCAGAGTGTGCGTAGATTCTCTGTGGCCTCGGCATCAGGCGTATTGTCAAAGCCCATGCGTATTGCAGTTTCTGATTTGCACATCTCATGCAGAGAAAAATTTGCGCTTAACTGTGTCATTTTGTGGTCCTCATGGTTTCGTAAGTTTGGATGCAGGCGTTGAGCTTGCGGATGGCGGTGTCTCCCTCGGCTGCGATGGCGACAAGATCGTCAGCAGTCTTTCGGTCAAGTTCGGCTGATGCTGTTCCGCTGTGATCTCCGCTGGCAGTGGCGGCATCACTGGTGGCTGATACGGCGCACTCGGGGGCTTTGACAGGAATGAACAGCCTGCGCTCGCCAGTAGCAATATCAGCACGCAACTTGTCTTCTTTAGCCTTTGCAACATTGTTCGCCTTTCGTAATGTCTGCCCATAAGTCTGCGCCACTTGCGCCATCGCCTGCTCAGTTTCCCTCGCCTTGGCGTTCAAAGCTGC